TTGAAAGTCCTTCTCAAGTGAGAGAAAAAGAAAAATCGCGGTTACTTGATCAGTGGCGTGGCTTGGATAAGAAGCAAGCTGCTGAGAAAAGAACTATGAAACAACGGATGGAGCTTATGGGTATGCAAAGTGAAGGCATTATGTGTAACCTGTTCAGATCAGAATCAGGTGAAGTTATTCCCACTGAAGAAATTACAGCGGGAGTTTCCGATTATATTGCTGGAGCTCAGACACTCGCAAGTTCCAAAATAGCTGGGAAACTGATGGGCTTAATGAGCATGCTTTTAGCTCTTGGCCTATTAGGTGACCGTGAGGATGTTGAAGTCAATATTGGAAAACTACAGCTTTTTAAAGTTGAAGCTACCAAGAAAACGGTATCAGCTTATGGTTTACTTGACTCTATGTTTTCAGTCGGAAAATTTGTTTGTGAAAGAGGTTATCAATGTTTTTTGGCAGGATCACCATATCCTTTGTTCTTAACTGAGAAAGGAGCTGTTGATTTTGACAGAGATTGTGTAAAATACATTGGCCACTCAGAATGTGCTTCTCTACATCAGTGGAGTAAAACACCGTGGTTAGATGGTAGAGACTATGAACTTGGTCTCCACAATCTTATTACATTTGGTGAAACATTAGTAAAAGCTCTTCCAAAAGGAGAGCAACCTCTCGTGAATCGCCGATTAGAACAACTCATCAAGTTGCGGACTACATACGATTTGTCCAAGACATCAGGTGGGTTGCGTCGAGCCCCTTTTGCATTTTTAGTGCATGGCCCTTCTGGTATTGGTAAAAGTACCATCATCAATAATCTCATTCATTACAATATGAAGGTGATAGCTGCAGATGAAGGGAAACCAAATTTTATTTTGGAACCTAATCAGATATGTACGTTGAATGAATCGGATAAATATCATTCAGATTATAGGCCATTCACACAAGTTGTCTTACTGGACGACCTTGCTAATTCTAAGGTAGGTACGACCGACTCCAATCCCACTGTTCACTTGATTAATTTTATTAACAATGTGAAAAGAACAGCTGTTATGGCCGAAGCGGAGATGAAAGGTAAAATTCAAATTGAACCTCGCATCGTCTG